GTGGGCCTCCGGGCCCACTTAAAATTAATTAAGGAGAATAATATGGATTCAGATCAAACAACATTAAATAAAACTACAGGTGCAATTTCTGTTTTAAGAGGAGCAAGATCTAGAGTTACTTCTATTCAAGGTAGAGGTGAAGCGGGTTCTGTTTTACTTTTACATGATGCAGCAACTACAGGTGCAGCAGCGGGAAGTAATTTAAAAGCCACTTACAGATATGAAACTGAAGGACTAGAAGTCTATATTCCAGGTTCAGGTATTTTATTTGAAAATGGAATTTGTGCTACACTCACTCAAACTAGTGGTACAGACGGCAGCGTTACGTTAACTATCACAGGAGCGTAAGCTCATGGCTAACACTACCTCTGGAACTACAATTTTTGAAAAAGGTTTTTCTATATCAGATATAGTAGAAGAAGCTTATGAAAGAATTGGTATTCAAGGTGTATCAGGATATCAATTAAAAGGTGCAAGAAGATCATTAAATATTCTTTTTCAAGAATGGGCTAATAGAGGTTTGCATTATTGGGAGATTGCAAACAATTCAATTACATTAGTTAATAATCAATCAGTTTATACAATGTTTAGAGCTCCGTCTGATGGAACTTCTTCTGCAACAGCTGTATATGGTGTTGATGATATTTTAGAAGCTAGTTATAGAAATGCACAAAGTATTGATACACCTCTTACAAAAATAAACAGATCTACTTATCAAGCCTTGTCTAATAAATCTTCTACTGGAAGTCCTTCACAATATTTTGTTCAAAGATTTATTGATAAAATTACAGTTACTTTATATTTAACTCCTGGAACTTCAGAAGCTGGAAACTTTTTTAATTATTATTATGTAAAAAGAATACAAGATGCCGGAGACTATACTAATGATGCAGATGTGCCTTATAGATTTGTACCTTGTATGGTAGCAGGACTTGCTTATTATTTAGCTGTTAAATTTTCTCCAGATAGAATCCAAGTTTTAAAAATGTTATATGAAGATGAATTACAAAGAGCTTTACAAGAAGATGGTTCTTCATCAAGTTCATTTATAACTCCTAAAACTTATTACGAAGGATTGTAATGGCAAAATTATCAAGAGGAAAATATGCACAAGCAATATCTGATAGATCAGGTATGGCATTTCCATACCAAGAAATGGTAAAAGAATGGGATGGTAGTTTTGTACATAATTCAGAGTTTGAAGCTAAACAACCTCAGATTCAACCAACAAGATTTACAGGAGATCCCCAAGGTTTAATGAATGCTAGACCTGCGAGAACTGAACCTGCAACAGAAAATTTATTACCTGGAAATCCATTAAGTTTAACTTCAGGATCAAGCACTGTAATAGTAACTGAACCTTCACATAGAAGATCGACAAATGATACTGTTGTTTTTAGAAATGTAAATGGAAGCCCCGGAGGCCTGGTGTATTCTTTATTTGAAAATAGTTCAGGATTTAGTATAACAGTTATTGATACAAATAGTTACAGCTTTAATTGCGGAAGTAATGCGACTGTAACAGAAAATTCAGGAGGAATGTTTGTAACTGCAGGACCAGTTACTCTAACACCATAATGGCTTACACTTTAACAAATTTACAAGATGATATTAAAAGTTACACTGAAGTAGATAACACAGTATTTTCTACAGGTGTATTAAATACAATTATAAAGAACTCTGAAAATAGAATATATAGAGATTCAGATTCAGATGATAATAGATTTTATGCAACATCTAATCTAGTAATAGGTAGTAGATATGTGACGATACCTTCTGATTTAAGATTTATTAGATATATACAATTAAAAGATTCTAATGGTGATCAAGTATTTTTAGAAAAAAGAGATACTTCTTTTATGTCTGAATACTACAATACTCCAGCAACTTCATCTGGTCTTCCTAAATACTATGGAAACTGGGATGCTGAAAACTGGGTAGTAGCACCTACACCAAATGCCACTTTTGAGATTACTATGGCATATACAAAACAACCAGATTCAATAACAGCTTCACCAGGAAGTACAGCTGGTACTTACACAAGTAATAAATATCAAGATTTACTTTTATATGCATCTCTGGTAGAAGCATATGGATACTTGAAAGGACCTGTAGATATGTTACAATACTACGAAGGATCTTATCAAAGAGCTTTACAATCGTACTCTATTGAACAACAAGGTAGAAGACGCCGAGATGAATGGCAAGATGGGGCCATACGTACTCCAATGAAATCTGAATCACCATCAAAATACTAAGGAGATAAAATATGGCTAATATAGTACCTGACTCTTTTAAAACAGATACTTTAAAAGGAACTTTTAACTTTGATTCATCAGGTGGAAGTACTTTTAAAATTGCTCTGTTTACATCATTAGGTGGGTTTAGTACATCTACAACTAGTTATTCAGGAGCAGCAAATGAAGTTGCTAATGGAAGTGGTTATACAACAGGTGGAAATACTTTAACTAATAATGGTGTAGCTGTTGCTAGTAATATTGCATACGTAGACTTTGCTAATACAACTTGGTCTTCTGCATCAATTACTGCAGTTGGAGCTTTGATTTATAAGAGTAGTAGTAACGAAGCTGTTTTAGTATTAGATTTTGGCGGAACAAAAACTTCTACAAATGGAGATTTTGAAATTGCATTCCCTGCTGCCACTTCTTCTGATGCTATCATTAGACTCGGCGACGCATAATATTTAAAGGATTAATTAATGGCATTGGTAGTTAACGACAGAGTTAAGGAAACATCTACAACTACTGGAACAGTTACGTTTAATTTAGACGGAGCTGTTACAGGGTTTGAAACGTTTTCTTCTGCTATTGGAAATGGTAATACAACGTATTACGCAATAGAAATTCCTAACACAACTGAATTTGAAGTTGGTCTTGGAACAATTGCCGCTGGAACATTAGCCAGAACTACAGTTATCTCTTCTTCTAATTCAGATGCATTAGTCAATTTTTCAGCAGGTACTAAAAATGTATTTTGTACTCTTCCTGCTTCAAAAGCAGTTATTGAAGATGCAAGTAACAATGTAACCTTACCAGCAGACCTAACTGTTGATACAAATACTTTACACGTTGATAGTTCAAATAATAGAGTTGGTATTAATACCACAAGTCCCACACAAGCATTAACAATTGATGGTGGTAATTTAGCTAAAATTCAATTTTTAGGAGGTGGTTTTCAGAGTATCTATTATGGAGATTCAGGTAGTGCTACAGCAGCTTTTGTGCATTATGACCATAGTTCAGACAATTATCAAGTAGACGTTTCAGGCACAATTACTTTGGATGCTCCTACAAGTATAAAACTATCGGATAATGGGACTCAATTTGGTCAATTAGAGGATTCAAGTAATGACTTTGTTATCTCATCAGTTGTATCAGATAAAGATTTAATCTTTAAAGGTAACGATGGTGGTTCAACTATTACAGCATTAACTTTAGATATGTCAGAAGCAGGTGCTGCTACATTCAATGACAAAGTTATTTTAGGTGCTAATAAATCAATTGAGTTTGGTGATGCGGGTGAAACCATATCTGGTGATGGTACAGACTTAACAATCGCTTCAAGTAATAAAATTATTTTGAATGCCGATGGAGCGGGTCAAGTTTTTTTCAAAGATGGTGGAACTAATTTAGCAAAATTATTCGTATCTTCTCAAGTATTTACTTTAGAGACAATTGTATCAGATGGAGATTTTGCAATAAAAGGTAACGATAATGGTTCGTCTGTTACAGCATTAACTCTTGACATGAGTGAAGCAGGTGCTGCTACGTTTAATGACAAAATTATTTTAGGTGCAAACAAAGCAATAGAATTTGGAGACGCCGGAGAAAGTATTTCAGGTGATGGTACAGATATGACTATTACAGGTAATATTGTTAAAATAGATGCTGCCAATAGAATTATTTTAGACGCTGCAGAAAATAGAATTGATTTACACGACAATGGAAGTGAATTTGCTCGTTTTGTTAATAATGGTGGTCAGTTAAGAATATTAACAGGTTCATCAGCAGCCACTGCAGTTTCTTTTGATAGTTCAGGTGCGGCTACATTCAATGACAAAGTTATTTTAGGTGCTAATAAAGTTATTGAGTTTGGTGATGCGGGTGAAACCATATCTGGTGATGGCACTAACTTAACCATTGCATCTTCAGGTTTTTTCTTACTTGATGTTACAGGCAATATTTTATTAGATAGTGCAAATAATGGTTTTATAGCTTTAAGAGATAATGGTACGTCATACATTAATTTTTCAGAAAATTCTGGAAATGCAATACTTAATACACCTATTAATGATGGCGATTTTTTTATTAAAGGTAATGACGGTGGTTCAGAAATCACAGCATTAACTCTTGACATGTCAGAAGCAGGTGCTGCTACATTTAACAGCACAATCACAGCAGACAGTGGTAAAGATGTAATCTTAGGTAAAAATCAAGGAACTAATTTTACTAATTCACTTTTAGTTGGTCATGCAACAACAGGAACTTTAAATTCTGCTGAAAATAATACTGGTGTAGGTATTAGTGCTTTAGATGCTCTCACCTCTGGTGATAGTAACGTGGCGATTGGAACAAATGCTGGATCTGCAGTAACGACAGGTGCATTAAATGTTTTCATAGGTACCAGTGCTGGTGCAGGGGCGACAGATATGCAAGGATGTATTGCAATAGGATCATCTGCTTTAGGAACAGCTGATCCAGGTAACAATAATATTGCAATAGGTGAAAGTGCTGGAAAATTAATTACTGGTGTTAGAAATTTAGTTATTGGTGAAAATGCTGGAGATAATATTACATCTGGTTCAGGAAATGTAATTATAGGTTCAGCAGTAGATCCAAGTTCAGCAACAGATAATAGACAATTAATAATTGCTGGTAATGATGGTTCAACAACTACAACTTGGATTTCAGGAGACAATTCTGGAAACATAACAATACCTGGAACAGTAACAGCAAATGGAGAGACTTTATCAGCAGGAGTATCAGCAGGTTTTGCGGTAGCAATGTCCATTGCACTTTAGAAAATATTAATATATAAGGAGAATTATGGCACAAGATTTTGAACGAGTAAGACAAAGAAACGTAGGAACCTCTGCAACAGCTATTTTAAGTGTTAATAGTGATGATGCAATTATTTCTATCCGTTGCGCAAACACAACAACATCAACAATAAACATAGAAATATATGTTGAGTCTGGAAGTTCTAATTACTATTTAATAAAAAATTGTCCGATCGTTAGTGGGGGATCTTTAGAACTAATTGATGGAGGATCTAAAATTGTACTTCAAAATGGTGATGTAGTTTATGGCAAATCAGACACTGCTTCAAGTTTAGATATATGGATGTCAACAGTTGATGCAATAAGTACGTAGGAGGAATCATGGCTTATTTAGGAAACGCTCCGAAACAAAATTTAAATACCATGAACTCTCAACAGTTTAATGGTGATGGTTCAGAAACAAATTTTACATTAAGTCAAAGTGTTTCAAATACTGCAGAAGCAGAAGTCTATGTTGGAAACGTTAG